GGCGGCGATTGATGCCGTAATTTCTCTTTGCGATGATTGCGATTCTGGTTATTGCGGATCATGCCGTGTAAATTACCCCGGAGAAAAAGATGCTAGAAAGGCTCTTGAAGATTTGCCATCCGCACAGCCAGAAGTATTGGCACACGGAGAAGGTGAGTTATCCGCACAGACAGGAATCATCCTGTGCAAGGACTGCAAGCATCGCCCAACGGCTACGGAAGCAGAGAAAGGGATATATTGGGGATTTTCCGTAGAATTCCCGGATGAGCTATGTCCATTGCAATGCGAGGACGGCTGGTATAACGGTTATCCGGGCGATGAGTTTTATTGCGGAAATGCAGAAAGGCGGAAGGAATGAGCAAATTGACAAAGTGGTTCCGAAATCGTTGGCATTGCATTGAATACGATATAGACATTCCGCTTTTCGATGCTTTGGTGTGCTATGCCTCACTCCCGTTTTTTGCGATAGGTCTTATTGCGTTAGGTGTAACAGCCCCAATCTGGGGCATCCCTTATGCGATTTACAGAGTTTGGTTTGCAGAAGAGGAGGACTGAAGAAATGAAGATAGACGAGGCATGCATCAACGATAATGCTTTGAAGCTGATCGAAGGAGAACTTGCGACTCCGTTTGAATATACCGATGAAGACGAAAATCTAGACCATACGAGAATATTAACGCTTGGCGAGATCACCGGAATCATCCTCATGGCCAACCAGATGAAAGAGGTGCTGAAGAAATGATCGAGAAATTAACAGAAATCGCATTTATGTTCTTCTGCGTCAGTTCATGGCTTGCAATAGTAAGCCTCATAACATGGCTGTTTCTGCAAGCGGTGTAAGGAGGTCACGCCATGAGCACATTCATCATCGGCTTCGCGGTTCTGATTCCGCTGATAATCTTTGTTATCTTGGAGGATGAATAACATGGAATGCAACACAGCAGACGGCATTGATCACGGTGAGGGACAACTGCAAGACTGTTTCGAGGCTGTCATTACAAAATACGAGGATGGTTATATCCTCTGCCCAATCCTCTGGTCTGGTGGCAAATGCGAAGAGTGCATGGCCATCTTTGAAAGGAGGCAGGGCTGATGCAAGTAGACTCACATGGCTTCCCAATGCGGGACGACCTGCACAAGTACGAGCGGAAGATAACAGTCTTGTATGATGGCAGGTTCTACATCGAGCACGGACGGCTCAGAAAGGAGGTGGTTGCCGGTGGGCGAATATCGGCCACTAAGTCAAAAGAATAAATGGTATGTGCCGAAGGAAGCATTTCTCACAGTTATCCACTACTGCAAGCAGTATCCAGAGTGGGAAGCTGAGCTTGCGGCCATGACGGACACCAGCAAGGGCATCGTCTACGATGGCGACAAGATACAGTCATCTGGCGATTCGGATCCGACTGCTGACCTTGCGATCCGCCGGGCAACCATCTCACGGAAGAAGGACACGATCGACCATGTGGCATACAAGATCGGAGGCGAACCGTTCAGCAAGTGGTTGATACTTGGCATCTGTCATGACTATCCGTTTTATTATCTCCAGTCTCATGGGATTCCATGCGGCAAGGATCTGTACTATGAGATGAGGCGGCGGTTCATATACGAGATGGCAAAGCTGATTTAATTTACCGTAATCACGGGACAACTTCCCGATCTATTATTATAGCGTAGGATAGCAGGTAACAGTTTTAATCTTCATATAGTTTTCCTTCCTGGGGAGGCGGTCAGGTTCTGGCCGTCTCTTTTTAATTGATCGTTCGGGGGACATGAGCCGAACGTGACCGCCCTTGATCATGCTACCCCTGCGTTGTTGTTTGCCCGTGGGCATGCGGTGCCAGTTCACTCCTATGCAAGATAGTGCGTTGACCATGTCCCCTTTTTACTTGGAGGTGCAGCCAATGAATAACCCCCGGTCATCAAACGGCCACCTCCGGCGAAAACACCGGGCTAGGATGAAAGCCATCGGTGCCGAGTGTGCCATCTGTCACGGACGGCTGGGGCCTATCCACTATGACGAACCCAGCGACCCGCAGCATCCTTTGTCCTTTGTCATCGATGAGATCAAACCAGTCAGCAAGTGGAAGCTGTTCGGTTACCCATCCCCAGAGGCAGCTGCTCAGGACTGGAATAACTTACAGCCTGCCCACTACTGCTGCAACGCGGCTAAGGGTGCCAACGCAGCATACAAATTTGGTGAACAGAGCGAAAAAACATTAATTTCATCGAAAAAGGCTTATCCAAAGGTCTCAGATGGTCAATGGTAGGCCAGACGGTGGGCAGGGTTCCCCTTACGCAGGCCTCGGCCAGCCCCGTGCTCCAGCGCCGAACACGCTGAGGGCACTTTTCCACATATACACGGTAAAAAAGAAGGGAGGTTTGGACGTGACAAATCTCGTAGACGCCGCCAGAAGTGGCGACAAAAGAAAAACACTTATTGCTTTGAGGGATATTCTGGCGAAAACAATCCAGGAATGTGACTCTGGCAGAGACATGGCCTCAAATACAAAACGGCTGATGGAAGTGATGGCAGAAATTGACGCCCTTCCAGATCCGGATACGAAAAAAATCTCTAAGCATGACCGCCTCAAGAACAAAGTAAATGCGAAGAGGTAACCAGGAACCGACTTATTCCGTCGTTGGCCCATATGCCTATACCAATGGGGAGGAAGTAGCAGAGGTATTTGAGGAAGAAGGCGGGGCCTCTTTTTATCCTTGCCAATTGGAAGAGCTGAAACTGATGTTAGCGGTCGACGAGAATGGAGCACCAGCTGCGACATCCATCGGCATATCGAAGCCCAGGCAGAACGGTAAAAGCTATTCAGCAAGAAACTATGCGGCATACAAATCAGATTTTGAGCGCAAGCGCGTGTTGTATTCAGCGCACCATAGTTCTACCACACACAAGATGTTCCTTGAACTGTTAAATCTTTTCGAGAACCCAGAGAGATATCCGGAGTTTGCCGCGGATGTGAAATACATCGTAAAGGCCCGCGGGCTTGAGGGTATTTACATCAAGGACTGGAAAGACGATGACGGAGTGATGCACGAAGGCGGCTGCATCGAGTTCCAGACACGAACTAACAGCGGGGCGCGTGGCGGCACTTATTCCGTGATCATTGTGGACGAAGCACAGGAGCTGACGGAGGATCAGCTGGCGGCAATGCTTCCGACTATTTCGGCTGCAGCTGACGTCGAAGATTTTACGGCGATGCCTCAGATTATTTATCTGGGCACACCGCCAGACGATACGTGTCGAGGCACAGTCTTCCGGGGACTCCACGACAAAGCGCACGCTGCGGATCCATCACCTACCACTTGGTGGCTTGAGTGGGGAATCGATGATCTGAAGGAAATAACGCCCGGAAACGTGTTGAATCTGGCATATAAAACGAACCCGGCTATGGGCTATCGGATATCCGAAAAAATTGTCTTGAACGAGTTCGAGACGATGGCGGTCGATAAATTTGCCCGTGAACGTCTCGGATGGTGGTCTCCTGTATTTGTCCAGGAAGATGAAAAGGCCATAAATCCGGCGCAGTGGGATGCGTGCGCGTCGGAACAGCTGAAGCCGGAAGGCAAGACAGCATACGGCGTCAAGTTTTCACCGGACGGATCGGAGGTCTGCCTGTGTGGTGCGGTCATTCCGAAGGATGGCCCGGCCCGGATCTCACTGATCGACAGGCAGTCCACAGCAAGAGGCCTGCAGTGGTTGGCCGATTGGCTAAATGCCAGATACAAAACAGCCGCTTGTGTGGTCATAGAAGGACGGAACGGCGTTGATTTGCTGGTAGAGCGGATCGCTGATACATGGAAGGCGAAAGGCTCGATTATACGGCCTTCTGCGGCCAACGTAGTGGCTTCTGCGAGTCAGCTTACCGCTGAATTGGCTGAGCAAACAATTACATGGTATAAGCCTCAGGCAGATCTGAATGATTCTGCAATGAACGCAATTAAGAGGAATATCGGAGGCGGTTGGGGTTTCGGAGGAGACAACAGCACACCGATTGAAGCATGTGCCCTCGCACTCTGGGGTGCCCGTACAACAAAACGAGATCCATCTTGTAAGATGAGGATAGGGTGACGAAATGCAGTTTAGAAGTGACATTTCAAACGCACATGGGCTTTATGACGATGAGCGCATCTTGCTGCGTGAATTGATGGACGTTTATAGTTTCCATTACTCGAAAAACAGAATAAAGGATAAGTATTACAACGGACATGTAAATCTTGGCGATGTTAACTTAGGCATTGCGCTTCCGGAAGGTTTCAGAGGGCTTGAGATTGGATGCGAATGGGGTGCAAAGGCTGTCGATGTTCTGGCATCCAGATCAATGTTTGACGGCTTTGTTGAGGCGAGCGGTAACGAGTCCGATGCGATGCGTGCGATCTGCGATGATAACGACCTGCTTTTTGAGTATGGGAAGGCGTGCAGAGATGAGCTGAAATACGGCTGCAGTTTTGCGACTCTATCCGCAGATCCCGAGATTGGCGTCAAGATTCGATTTCACTCTCCGATGACATCCGCCGCCCTGTGGGATGGCGAAAAGGGCAGAATCAAGTGTGGTTTTGCAATTATCGACACTGCACCGGATGAAGCAAAAGATGGCACCTGGCATCCGTCATTGGTAAACTTCTACACCGATGATGCGGTCGTGGTATTGAGAGCACAAGGCGAGCGATGGTTTGCAGAGCACTATCCGCACAAGATGGGAAGGCCGCTTATGGAGCCGTTTGTGTGGAATGCGACCAATCAGAAGCCTTTTGGTCGTTCACGCATCAAAAAGCCCGTCAGGGAGCTGATTAAAGGCTATGTGCGGACAATTGCCAATGCGACTATTGGACTTGAGTTCTCAACAGCTCCACAAAAATACTTGCTTGGCTTAACCGATGAACAGTATGACGTTGTAGTGAATCAGAAGTTTAAGCAATACATTGGTAGCCTCATTGCTTCCACGGTTAATCCAGAAACAGGTGAAAAGCCTGCCTTTGGACAGCTGCCGCAGGGCACAATAACTCCGCATGTCAACATGATCCGAATGCTTGCGACTCAGTTTTCTGCCGCAACCGGTCTAACTGTGACCGATGTCGGAATCGTAAATGATGCCAATCCGACATCCAGCGATGCGATACTGGCACAGTCACAGACATTGGTTCTCATGGCGGAACAGCTAAACGCAGGCAATGGCGATTCCCTCCGCAATATCGCACTCATGGCACAGGCAATTGTGCGGAATGTCAGACTGGAAGACCTTACAGAGAATGAGAGAGACGTTATTGCGCATTTCAAAAACCCTGCGATGCCGTCAGTTAGTGTGACAGCGGATGCCGCTCTGAAGATTGCTTCTGCAAGGCAGGGCTTTGCTAATACTGACACGTTCCTGGAGATGATCGGCTTCGACCAGGCAGACATACGGCGCATTAAAGCCCAGGAAGCACGCAGCAGAGGTCTTGCTCTCTTTGATAGTTTGGAGGTAAACACCGATGACAATTCCAGCGAGGGCATGGTCTAGATATCGGACGTCTCTGTCAGTGATCAGTAAGCAGGCCAGTGATGCGATGGCGGCATACATTGAGCGCATAGGCGGTTTTGCAGGTCATGAGCGCGAGATTGTCGCTTATGCATACTCGCTTGCCTCGACATACGGAGAAGCGACTAGTGCGCTTGCCTGTGAGTTGTACGATGCCATTGCGATGGCAAGCAATGTGTCTGTGCCCGCTGCCGAACCGGCAGAGACAGCAACATACGCAGAGACAGCGCAGGCCGTATACGGCACGGCTAAACAGTCGGAGGCAGTCATCCCGCAGACCATTGGCAGGCTGGTCAAACAGGTGTCTGCTGACACCATGCTGAAGAATGCTGCCAGAGATGGAGCACAGTTTGCATGGATCCCAGGCGGCAGTGAGACCTGTGCCTTCTGCATAACGCTGGCCTCCAGAGGTTGGCAGTACATCAGCAAGCGAACGCTCCGAAAAGGGCATGCAGAGCATATACATGCCAACTGTGACTGCAATTATGTTGTCCGGCACAACACCGATACAGATGTCGAAGGCTACGACCCGGAGGAGTATCTGGCAGCTTATACGGAGGCATCCGGAGCAAAGCCGAAAGACAAGATCAACACGATGCGCAGAGAGCTATATCAGCAGAACAAAGAAGCCGTCAACGCCCAGAAGAGGCGCGCATATGCGGCAAGAAGAATAGAGATGATGAAGGCACCGTAACAGGTGCTTTTGTTTTTGGCAACTCGTGCCTTAAACGAGGTAAACCACTCATTTGGAGGATATGTAGCATGAGCGAAACTGTGAATCAGGAAAATACCACGGCAGTACAGCCGGAAGAGCCGAAAACCTTTACTCAGGCAGAGATGGACGCCATTATCGGCGACAGACTCAAAAGAGAGCGTCTGAAGTATGCGGACTATGAAGAACTCAAACAAAAAGCAGAGAAATTCGATGCATCAGAAGAAGCATCCAAGTCAGAACTTCAGAAGGCAACAGAACGAGCAGAGGCTCTGCAGAAGGAACTCGATTCTTACAAGCATGCGGAGGAAGTTCGGCAGATTAGAACTAAGGTGTCGGCAGAGACCGGAGTTCCCGTTGAACTCATTAACGGCGATACGGAAGAGATATGCAAGGTACAGGCTGAAAAGCTGAAACCTTACATTGATCACGGCTATCCCAGAGTGAGAGACGCAGGGGAACCCAGAAAAACGGCACCAGGTAGCACAAGAGAACAGTTTGCGAACTGGTTCGAGACATCACTAAAAAAACAGTAAAGGAGTTAACATCATGACTGATATTAACAGAACATCTAACGGCATGGCACTGCCTAGCGACATTTCTAGCGAAATTATTCAGAAAACACAGCAGGAGTCTGCGATCATGAGACTCGCTCGCAGAGTAGCACTTCCCGGAAGAGGACTCACCATCCCGGTGATCACTGGCGACCCCACCGCTGAATGGGTAGCAGAGACCGCAGCAAAGCCTGTATCCAATCCGGTAGCAACAACCAAGCTGATGGCTGCTTATAAGATTGCAGTCATCGAGACATTCTCCAAAGAGTTTACAAGAGACGCAGAGGCTCTTTATGATGCACTGATTCAGCGTCTGCCTGCTGCCCTTGCTGCCGTATTCGACAATACTGTTATCGGCGGCACTCAGGCTCCCGGTCAGTACTTCGATACCTTTGCGAACTGCACAGCACAGAGCATCGCAAACGCCAACAACGGCACATATCTTGGCCTCGTTGCTGCAGATGGCGACATCGCTGCACACGGCGGTGTTATGAACGGCGTAGCGATGGGCGCACAGGGTCGTGGACTCCTGCTTTCCGCAGTTGACGGACAGAATAGACCGCTCTTCCTGGCATCCGCTACCGAGGGCGTTGTCGATCGTGTGCTTGGTGTACCGACCTACTTCAACAAGGCACTTTACAAGGCTGGCGCTGCTAGCACTCCTAGCCTCGTAGGTATTGCCGGTGACTGGAGCAAGGCCGTTTACGGCACCGTTGAGGGCGTACAGATCTCTGTGTCCGATCAGGCTTCCGTTGTTAGCGGCCAGACAACGATCAACCTGTGGCAGCAGAATATGGTTGGTGTTCTTGCTGAAATCGAAGTTGGCTTCCGTGCTGACACCGACTGCTTCAACCTGCTCACTAACTAATGGTTGAATTTATCCACAAAGAGTTTGGCACTCATATGTGGGTTCATGAGAGCCGTGTGGACGAATACAAGGCGGCTGGTCACAAACTAGCCGCTGAGCCATCTACTGAGCCTACGGACGAGAAGCCGAGAAAAAAGACACGAACTACTAAGAAATGAGGTGCTGACGATGGCATACGCGACGACTGTTGAAGTAGAAGCGGGATATCGCACACTTACAGCTGACGAAATTACCATGTGCGCCACCTTGCTCGAAGAGGCCGGGCTGATCATTGACGCCTACAACTCAAGCGCAAGTGCAGATGCGAAAAATGTCGTATCCTGCCGCATGGTACGCAGGGCGATCGGCGACTCGCTGAGCCTGCCCCTTGGAGCTACACAGGGATCCATTTCAGCGGGCGGTTACTCGCAGAGTTGGACTAATGCAAGCGGATCCGGAGAGCTGTATCTGACCAGAGTCGAAAAAAAGCTCCTTGGAACCGGCAATAAAATCGGCTCATACAGTCCGATCGAGGGGATGGTCGAGTCATGATTAAAGGAATCAGCATTACCTTGTATGAAAAGACCCAGACCGGCACGGACGACCTCAACAGCCCGGTTTTTACTGAAACGCCTGTGGAGGTCGACAACGTGTTGGTTTCCCCTGCATCAGCTGATGACGTGGCCGAGTCTATTCGACTTTATGGCAAAAGCATCAAACTGAACCTTTATATCCCCAAGGGAGACATGCACACCTGGACAGATCGCACCGTCGAAATTCAGGGCGAGCGATACCGCACCGTTGGCATCCCGAAGAAATGGATCGAGGAGAATGTTCCTCTGTTATGGAATAAAACGATTGGAGCGGAGCGTTATGTCTGATGATTTCGAATTTCATCTGAATAGTGCCGGTGTGCGAGAGATCATGCAGTCCGGCGAAATGCTCCAGATCGTGTCTGACCTTGGGCAGCAGGTGCTCTCCCAGTGCGGTGAGGGCTACAAGATCAAGAACGGCGTCGGCGAAACCAGAGCAGGCTCGACCGTCAGCGTCGACAGTGCTCATGCTTACTACTCCAACCGTAAGCACAAAACCTTGCAGAAGGCTCTCGGAGGTATACACGCATGACAATTGAACAGCTTATCGTTAAGCATTTAAACGACACGCTGTCCGTGCCTGCCTATGGCGATGTTCCTCACGATCATCCGGTCAGCTATTGCACGGTCGAGAGAACTGGCGGGGGAGTCAACAACGGACTGCGGACGGCAATGATTACCATTGACATTTGCGGTTCATCTATGGTCGCAGTGCAGAACCTCAACGAGGAAGTGCTGGCGGCAATGGACAGGCTTGTGGAGCATGACATGGTTGCATCCTGCAGGCTGAACAGTAACTACAACGACACAGACACGGAGACAAAGGAGTACCGCTACGGTGCTCTTTTCGATATCGTGCATTATTAAGGAGGCTTTTAATGGCTAACGAAAACTTGAACACTGCGGCCAACGTCAGCGCAGGCAAGCCGAAAACGACTGGAGCCATCTATATTGCAGATGTTGGGACTACCCTCCCGACCACTGCAAACGCTGCGTTGAGTGAAGCATTTAGTTGTGTTGGATATATCTCTGATGAAGGCGTGACTAACTCCAACACACGGACTAGTGAAACCGCGAAGGCATGGGGCAAGGTCGATGTTCTGACGACTCAGACCGAGCGCAAGGACGTTTTTGGTTTTAAAATGATCGAGGTGCTGAACATGGCAGTCCTCAAGGCTGTACACGGTGCTAACAACGTGAGCGGAACCCTCGCAGATGGCATTACCGTCAACGTTAACGCTGACGAGCTGGAGTACCACTCCTGGGTCATCGACCAGATCCTGACTAACGGCGTGCTGTTTAGAACAGTTATTCCGTCTGCTAAGATTACTGAGCTTGCTGATATTGTCTACAACGACAAAGATCCGATCGGATACGACGTTAAGATTACGGCGGTCGAGGATTCTGCTGGAAACTTCCATTACGAATACTATAAATCGACATAAACGAAAGGCGGTAGAGCATGGTCAAGGGCGTGACCTCATCCGGTTTTAGTTTCACTATTCCGGATAACTTAATGACTGATTTTAGATTTCTTAAGACATACGCAAAAATGAAAAACGGAGATGAAGACGAACAGCTCAACGGTGCGCTCGATCTCATCTCCATCGTTTTTTCTGACGAAGCGGAAGAAGAGCGATTTTATAAACATCTTGCGGGGGACAAGGGTGGCCGTGTACCGGTCAACGAAGTCTTTCGTGAGGTTGGCGAAATCATTGCGATCGCGACCGCAGAGGACAAAGCAGTAAAAAACTCGTAACCCTCGCCGAGATGATGGCAACCGATCAAGACGCATGGGAGTGTGATCTGGCAGAGACCTATGGTGTCATCGACTGGGAGCAGCTCAGCGTCCGGAAGCTGGCGGTGCTGTCTTCTGGGTTGAGGGACAATTCACGGATAAAAATGAAACTCAGCGGAAGTAAAGTCCCTCTGGACTTATTCCTGCAGGCCGTCATGGTGGACAAGCTGTCGTGGCTGGTCTGGGCAAAGACAGAGGATGCCAGAGCCGGAAAGAACAGGCCGGTATCGGTCGTCTCGCTGTTGCATGGAGAGCAAGAATCGAAATCGAAAAGCAAATATCAGCAATTTGATTCCGGGGAGGATTTCTCTAGACGCTGGGCAGAACTTGCCAATAACTAAGGAGGTGCATGATGCCCGACGTTGGTACCGCTTATGTGCAAATCTTGCCAAAAGCAAAAGGCATCAAGGCCAATATTGAAAAGAGCATGCGAGGCGATGCCGTTGCGGCGGGTGAATCGACCGGCGAAGCCATGGGCGGCAGCCTCGTAGGAGCATTAACAGGTGCGATCGCAGCCGCTGGTATCGGTAAGGCCATCTCCGAGAGCTTGTCAGCCGGTGCAGACCTGCAGCAGAGTTTTGGCGGTCTGGATACGCTCTACGGCGATGCGGCTGCCGCAGCAAAGAACTATGCCATGGAGGCAGCGCAGGCAGGTATTTCTGCAAACAGCTACGCAGAGCAGGCTGTCAGTTTTGGAGCGTCTCTTAAGTCGGCATTCGGCGGAGACACGACCAAAGCGGTCGAAGCAGCCGACACTGCCATCATGGATATGGCTGATAATGCGGCGAAAATGGGCACGCCAATCGAGAACATCCAGACAGCTTATCAGGGCTTTGCTAAAGGGCAGTATCAGCTCTTGGACAACTTGAAATTGGGCTACGGGGGCACGAAGTCGGAGATGGAGCGTCTTCTTGCTGACGCTTCCAAGCTGTCTGGGCAGGAGTACAACATCGACAACCTGGGCGACGTATACGACGCGATCCATGTCATCCAGGGCGAACTGGGTCTAACTGGAGTGGCAGCGGATGAGGCGGCAACGACTTTTTCCGGCTCCTTCGGAGCGATGAAGGCATCTCTGGAAAACGTGTTTGCCAACCTTGCACTTGGTGAGGATATCCGTCCGGCTTTGGACGGTCTGCTGGACGCGACCAGTAACTTTGTTTTTAATAATTTGATCCCGATGTTCGGCAACATCGTCACGGCTCTGCCGGAAGTTTTCGCCGGAATCATGGACTATGCGCCGCAGTTACTGACGTCTGTGCAGGGGCTGATCGATCCAATCATGCAGACAGTGACAGAAACAGACTGGTTAGGGCTTATTAGTGGAGTTATTACCAACATCACCACGGCGATCACGGAGAACCTGCCGACCTTCTTAGCGAACGGTGTGCAGATGATTACGGAGCTTGCAAACGGCATGCTGCAGAGTGCTCCGGAAGTCATTGCCAAGATCGGCGAGATCATGACTCAGCTGGTCACGTTCCTGCTGAGCAACGCGCCGACACTGATGCAGAATGGTTTCCAGTTGATCGCTAACCTTGCGTCTGGTATCGGGCAGAACCTCCCGGCTATTCTTTCCGCAATCGGCAATGTTTTGGGACAACTGGTGTCCACTATCGCACAGCACGCGCCCGCGCTACTGACTCAGGGCGTCGCGCTCATTGGACAGATGGCGTCTGGTTTGGCGCAAAATTTGCCGGCGGTGCTGGGTGCTATCGCGTCAGTTATCGCTGGTTTGCTGGCGAGGCTGGGGCAAGCCCTGCCGGGTATGCTGCAGCAGGGTATAGCCCTCATCGGACAGCTTGCGGCCGGTATAATTCAGTCAGTGCCAAGAGTTGTGGGAGCGATTCCCGGAATCATCTCCGGCATCCGGAGCGCGTTTTCTGGATTTAACTGGGCGAGCATCGGATCAAATATCATTTCTGGTATTGCTTCTGGTATTTCTGCAGCTGCTGGCAGCATCATATCCTCCATGCAAAACCTTGCGTCGAATGCATTGAGTGCTGCAAAAAGTGCGCTCGGGATTTCGTCGCCATCGAAGGTATTCGCCCGTGAGGTTGGTCAGTACATCCCGCAAGGTATCGCCAAAGGTATCGAGCAGGAGGATGCTCCAGTCATAGCGATCAACAGACAGATAAATGCTATGGTTAACGCCGGACGGCTTGCCACAAATGTGGGCACAGTTCCTGCCGGTAACTCTTACGATTATGGCGGTGTAACAATCAATGTATATGCGGCCAAAGGCCAGAGCGTTGAAGAAATCGCCAACGAAGTCGGCAGACGGATCAACAATCAAATTAACAGAAAAAGGGCGGTTTGGGCATGAGTTTGATTAAAACTGCTGCAGATAACTATTTCGTCTTCGGAGAGCACTCCTCGAAGGATTGGGGGATCATCCTCTCCGGAGATAATGTTTTTGACAGCCCGGACAGAGATGTCGATAGGATTTCCGTACCGGGCAGGAATGGCGACCTGATCATAGACAACGGTCGCTGGAACAATGTCGATGTAACTTACAATGACTGCCTCATTGCCAACAACTTCCCGGAAAAGTTTGCCAGCTTCCGGGCACAGATGGCAAGGATGAGGGGATATGTCAAGCTGGAAGACACCTTCAACCCGGACGAATACCGCATGGCAAATATGTCGAGCGGACTGAAAATTAAACAGCTGGGCACGAGATACCACTCTGGGCGGTTCGACCTGACGTTCAATTGCAAACCACAGCGATTCCTGAAAAGTGGAGATCTCCCGATGCAGTTTTTGGCATTGGCAATTTCTGCCAGTGGTGGCAGCTCGCAATTTATTCCAACGACTGGCGATCCGGTAAAATTAGAATTCCATTGTACGGATGGCAGGTCGATCGGGGTCGAAACATTCGCTTATGCGTCCAACGGAACTACCATCCAGGATTATGGATATAGTGTAGACAATGAATATGTGCTCGATTTCACACCTCCGGAAAACTCAGCATACTGGCGTGTCACTATCGACGATCCGGATGTGCAGTGGGTAAGAGTTCAGACAGTAACTCAACTGGATGGGCAGGACGTACAGCTCGACGCTATCTTGGCAAAGCAGTGGACAATCAAAAACCCAACAGGGTTTAGAACAGCTCCATTGATCGAGGCGTATGATTTCCAGCTCCCCGATATGGAGATCCATAATTATACGGACGGAACTGAGACAGATTATACCAGGTTCGGATCAAATGGTGTGCCGGGGCCTCAGCACGTTTATCTGGACTGCGACCTGCAATACCTTTATGATTCCGACGGCCTCAACGTGACAAACCTCTTTTATCTCACCAACAGCGGCAGCGCATGGCGTGAGGGCTACATATTTCCGGAGTTAGGCGCAGATGAAATCCGGTTGCAGATGACCGGCTCCCTTGCCGGATATACATACGGCCCCGGTCTGGTGCTTATATATCCAAGGTGGTGGCGCTTATGATCCCAAGACTTTATGAAAAAGACGCGACCAGCTTTGATACCTTTGGTATCTGTCCGCTGATTGACTGCATCTCCTGCACGGTCACGGAGGAACGAAACGGTGAGTTTGTGCTGGAAATGACGTATCCCAGAGATGGACGGTGGGCGGATGAAATCGTGCCAGACAGAATCGTGCTTGCAGCACCTTTTGAGCAGGCCGAACAGGCCGAACCTTTCCGAATCAAAGAAGTGGCGTTTGATATGTCAAATAACATCACGGTGCAGGCCGAGCATATCAGCTATGCGCTCAATTACGTGCTAATCGGAAGGGCGTCGTATCAGACCAGATATCCCAAGAAAATGTTTGACACTCTTGTCAGTAATAACCTGCTGTCGGCATCATGCCCCTTTAGCTTTGAGACGGATATGACCGCAGAGAGCCAGACCGTAATGACGTACAACGTCCCGCAGGTAACGCCCATGAAGACCATCCTCGGAGGTATGGAGGGATCCATGCTTGATCTGTACGGAGGGGAGTATAAATGGACTAGGTGGACGGTCAACCTCCTGTCATCCAGAGGCGAGGACAACGGTGTCAAGATCGCATACCGGAAAAATCTCACCGGCCTGCGGTACGATGTGGACATCTCTGGAGTGTATACTGGTGCGGTAGCTTTTTATAAGAGCCAGGACACATACGTGCAGGGGACACGACAGACCATACAACACACGTATGGATTTGAGCGGGATATCGTGCTTGATGCATCAAGCGAATTTAACAACACCACGCCAACGGTGGCCCAGCTTAACACCTATGCTGCAAACTATCTGGCGGCAAACGCGCCAGATCCGGTTGTGTCAGTCGATGTCGAATTTGTGCCACTCTGGCAGACAGACGAGTACAAGGCGTATACAGATCTGGAGCATGTAAACCTTTGTGATGTGGTAGAGGTCATATACCAGCCACTCAACCTGGCTGTAAAGGCAAAGGTTGTGCGGACGGTATACAACGTGCTTGCAGATCGGTACGACGCTATAACTATCAGCTCTATCAAGTCAACACTGGCCGACACCATTTACGGCTTAATGAAAGGAGCATAATGAACGCACAGAACTATACCATCAACATCCGGCCAGGATGGGGTATCTCCCCGGTGGTCAAGGTCTCCCAGGGAGATGTGGGGAGGCCTCTGGCCTTTACGATCATGGATGGGCAGGACGCCATCACTCTGTCCAGCACAGCGACTGTCAAGATCACGGGAACTAAGCCGTCGGGGCTTGGGTTTACTCAGGATTGCACCCTGTCTGGAAATACTGCCAGCATTGACACTGTAGCGACCATGACGCAGGAGGCCGGAAGCGTACCGGCTGAACTGATCGTGACAGATGGCAGTACAGTCATTGGAACAGCGAATTTTGTCATGTATGTCGAACCTGCTGCACATCCCGAAGGAACTACAGACGGGGACGCAGAGACGGCCCGTGATTTAATGACCAGAGCGCAGGCAGCGGTCGAACAGGCCGAAGCTGAAGCTGATCGGGCAGAAGAGGCTGCAGAATCCGCGTCACAGGCTGGCATCAGCACGGCCGGAGCAACTGCCGGACAGGTGCCGACAGCCAACGGCGCAGGAGGTTGGAGCTGGCAGGATCAGCAGGGCGGCGGAGGCGGAACATCAGATGATATTACCAACGAATCCACCGTTTCCGGGGCAACAGTCACAGGGGCGCTTAATTCGCTCTCTGACCAGTTAGCGAACAAAGGCACATACAGCAAGCCGAGCGGAGGCATCCCGAAAAGTGACCTTGCCAGTGCGGTGCAGACAGCACTTGACAAAGCAAACACTGCCTTGCAGACAGCACCTGTTTCTTCCGTAAACGGTCAGACAGGAGCAGTTGCCATTAGTGCGGCTACTACATCCGCAAATGGTCTGATGTCATCCACTGACAAGGGACGGCTCGACACGCTTTATGCTGACTATTCGTCAGCAATAACGGCACTGGGGGTGTAAGACATGGCACAACCTTTAACTGATGCAATTACGGCTTTAACCACTTACGCCAACGGCGTAACAGGAGCATCTGATACAACCCTGTCCGATGCGGTGAGAACGCTTGCTGATGGGTATGGGGGAGGCGGTTCTGGCCCGGCTTTCGAGCTTATTGGCGAGTGGACGGGATACCTACCAGAATACACAAACACAAGCACAACCGAGACCACGGACACGGGCATTGATATAAAAAACGCGAATTATGCGTGGATTTTGATCGTTATAACATGCGACGGCACATACACCAATAACAATGATTGGGGAGGCCTTGCAATAACTTTCGGCGGACGTTACAAGAGTAACGGAAACTACTTTGGAGGCAGTACGATTGGACAAAGGAGAACACCTACGCTCACGTTTGCCGACATGGGAGATAATTCACAAACCTATTCCTCATATGGGGTTTTTCTAAACGCCAACGTATCAAATATTGTTTTAGGTCGCAAAGCACACGGCACAGCCTGCCCGAAACTCATGGCAGGAAACTACACAGTTAAGGCGTACGGCCTTACAGCTTTATAAGGAGGATTTAAACAATGTTATATTTTGTCACAGAGTTAGACAAACGCCCCGATGGCGTAGTAAACAACAGCATCACCGCAAGACAGACCCTTGCATCTGGCCTGTCGCTCTACTATCAGAGAGCATCTGTAGCGGTCATGACAGACGCATATACAGGCGTTGCGCTCACCCTGCAGGACGAAGAGGGAACAATCCTGCTGAACGAGCGGTTTAACACTAGCTATGTTGCACCCGAAGAGGAGCAGACCGAGGAGCAGACCGAGGGCTGATAGTTCGCAGTCCGGCTCAATTGCGCACTAACTATAATTTGAAAAACTGTAACTATAATCGAGTAACACATAAACACGGGGCGGCTTCGGTCGCCCTTTTATATTAGGAGATAAACCAAATGGTTTTACAGATTGTCGGCCTTGTTCTGGCCGTTTTTGCATCCAGTGGATTTTGGCAGTACGTCATTTATAAGGCACAGACAAAAGACCGGCAGAAGTCTGCCGAAAGTCGTCTCCTGATGGGCATCGCCTATTCCAAGATATGCGACCTGTCCGGCAAATACATCGAGAGAGGGAGCATCTCCAAAGATGAATACTCCGATCTGAAGAAGTACCTTTACGAGCCATATCGTGAGATGGGCGGCAATGGTACATGTGAGAGGTTAATGAAGGAAGTGGACAAACTTCCGATTGAATGAGGGGTGATTATATGGACATTCTGGAAAAGACAATTTTTAATGCAGACTGGTGGGCAAAGGCTACTGTTCGAGCGATCAAGACAGCTGCACAGGTCGCTCTGGCCAGTTGGACTGTCGGCACGATCATGTCTGTAAGTGATATGAAGACGATCGCACTGACAGCAGCCTTCGCAGCTCTGTACAGCTATGTGACCAGCTTGGCAGGCCTGCCAGAAGTGGAGGCGTAATAATGGCAAAGTATATTGCCCCTGATATCAGCTATGCGCAGGGAACCGTGGACTGGCCGACAGTAGCAGCTGAATTTAAAAAAGGGACTTTCCATGCGATCGTCCTCCGGTGCGGATACGGAAACAATGAAGCGAGGCAGGATGATACTCAGTGGGCGGCAAATGTGGCTGCCTGCGAAAAGTACGGGATCCCCTTTGCAGTATATCTGTACAGCTATGCGTATACGTCGGAGATGGCAAGATCTGAAGCGCAGCATGTCCTCCGGCTGATCAAGGGACATAAGCCATGGACGATCTACTATGATCTGGAGGAAGCTGCCTATGGCAGGCAGGCCACGGCAATGGCTGATGTATTCTGTCCGATCATCCAGCAGGCCGGCTATCGAGTGGGTGTCTATACGTATGAATCCTATTTCAACAACTTCATGAAGGGATACACAAAGTATCCGATCTGGATCGCCAGATACAGCTCCATTGCTCCGCAGATCAACGCGGAGTATGAAGCATGGCAGTACACTTCGACCGGAATCATCCAAGGCTTTGCAAAAGGGATAGATCTGTCATTCTTCTACAAAAAGCTCTGGAGCACGCCGGCAGCGGCCGAGACAAAAGCCTCCACAAAGGTATCCACTCAGCAGACCGTGGTAGATAAAGCTGTGGAGTGGATGGAAAACATAGCAAATGACAACAGCCACGGGTACGATCAGAGATACCGGTGGGGAGAGCAAGGCGATTATGACTGCAGCTCCATGGTGATCTCCGCATGGGAGCAAGCTGGAGTTAGGGTCAAGTCTGCCGGAGCAACCTACACAGGGAATATGCGGAAAGTCTTCCAGAACTGCGGATTTAAGGATGTTACGTCTTCCGTCAATCTTGCAAACGGATCTGGCCTTAAACGTGGGGATGTTCTTCTGAATGATGTCAACCATGTTGCCATGGCTGTCAGCGCATCACGGCTTGTACAGGCATCCATCAACGAAAATGGTGGTGTTGTTGGTGGGAAACCTGGAGATCAAACAGGTGGCGAGATTGGATTTTGCGGATACTATAACTATCCGTGGAATTGTGTGCTGAGATATGGCAAGGCATCTGCTACCACTCAAACTACGGTAACTCCGTCAACCAAGACAGTGCCAAAGATCACATACGGAGTTAAGACTCTCAACCATGGGATTCTGGCTGATGTCGGAAATGGTTATCCGTTGGGCATTGCCAACGATGGCATTATCGGAATCAAGATTGGAGTGGATTCCGGCAAAGTAACTTATCGTGTCCATTGCACAGGCCGAGGATGGTTACCCAAGGTCACAGGCAATACCTGGAATGATAACATCAATGGTTGGGCTGGCGATGGAGTAAACTTAATTGACGGCATCCAAATCTACTATGAGACGGATACCGCCAAAACAGGTGGGCAATATTATGAAGCCTACTATGGAGTTAAGGCATACTGCAATTCCAGATATTACTCCTTCGTCCATGATACGGATTGGGAGAACGAAGATGGTGACCACACAGCCGGTGTCTTTGGCAAACCCTTCACGGAAATCAAAATTTCCTTGAAGAAATGCTAGTGGTCAACCACGATTTTAAAACCATGTGCATATTTTAATGCATAAAACTGAACCCCCTACACTAGAAATTTTTTCGAAAATCATGCAACATCCATGCAACACGGATTTCAAAACCCATTGGGGGCCAACGGTTTTAGCGATTTGTGAGGGGGTTCGAATCCCCCTCTCGCTACTTTTCGGGAAATTGTTGAATACCAACAGTTTCCCGTTTTTTCTTTGTGTACCAACGATTATTCGATTGCGATATTGCAAATAGTTTCCTACAATTTCGCACTTAAAATGCGCATTTTGCACTTAAAATGCAACAGCCATGCAACAAAGATTGTATGCAATGCAACATAAAAACTGGTTGACCGGAAACTACACGCTTTTTCGCAGATTGTTCTCAAAAAAGTACAATATCTTTTCGCTGTTCTTCTTTTGTTCGTCTGACATGACATTTCGGTATACCCTTTTCATTACGGAAGAATTTGGTGACCAACCGCCCGATGCCTCGATATAAGCATCTGGAATACCTTGAGCATGAAGTGCGGATGCATAGTAGTGCCGTAAATCGTGAAATCTAAAATCGTGTACTCCGGCATCAGCTACAGTGCGGTCAAATATGACCGTGATGCTGTGAGGGACCATGTCAACGATTCGCCCCTCTCCATATCCAATTTCTTTAAGTAGGAATTTAGGCACAGGCACAATCCGATTGCTTGACGGAGTTTTCGGCTGTTGCACTGAATATGTTCCGTCAGTATTTCTCACGGTGGCCTTATTCACAACAATCGTGCCATTTGCGTAATCGACATCGCCATATTCCAATGCACAGATTTCTCCCCTACGGAGAGAGCAAAACGCAGCTAACATGATTGCGATCCGCATCTTTGGTCTGGATATCTCTAGCACAGCCTCGATATCATTGATTGTCGGAACATACCGCTTTTCCTGTTTTGATTGCGGAAGAGTGATCTTCGCCGAAAAGTCATCCCGAAACATAGTTATTGCGGAACGAAGTAATCCGTATGCATTCTTCACGCTTTTGGGAGCATGTTTCGCTGAATATCTGGATACCCATGCCTGTAGCGTGACCTGATCAATCTTCCTAACGGAAACTGTCTCGATTCCGGCATAAGCGTTCTTTCTCAGCTTCTCATATCCCCTAACTGTATACGGAGACAGCACGTTCCGTTTTGCATTGATGTACATGTCGATGCATTCGCCGATGTTCATGTCTTCTGCGGATGGCGGTGCTTCATCGTAGGCTTTCGATATGAGATGTTCGCACTCCCTCTTTGAATCGGCACTTACTCTTTTGTAAAATCTCTTACCGTTAAAATCCTTTCCCAGATAAACGGTAGCTGTCCATTTCCCATTAATTTTCTTTGGTTCTGGCATTATACTCCTTTCTTATCGCCATTCACCCTGTCCCCCAACGAGTTACTACTTAGTTAATATTTTGCGGATAATGTCCTTTGTGACATCATCTGATTTGCGGAATGTCTGAAGGAGTGTTAACTCCTCGTCCGTGACTTCAATATTGATGCCTCTTTGCTCTTCATCCTCTGTCCATCCCATGAGATATGGTCCGGTGCAATCAAGCGCACTTGCCACTTTTTCTACCATTGGCATGGTGAGGCTGTTAACTCCAGACTCAATTTTGGCGATAGAGGACTTGTCCCGGTATCCGAGCTTTTCTGCGAGTTCTTGTTGTGTCATTCTCAATTCCATCCTTCTTTGTTTAACTCTTTCCCCAAAATTCATGTTCCATACCTCTCTTCACCCAAAAATGAATCCCTACTGAAATAATACCACTTTTGTCAATTTAAATCAACATTTATCAAATTTGGTGTTGACACATAATCATCATGGTGATATTATGAAATAGGGTTGATTGATAATCATCCGCAAACAAAACAGAAAGGGGGTTTGGAATTTGACCAATACGGAAATGCTTCAGCAGAAAATCGAGAAATCTGGCCTTAAACTGCAATATATTGCGGATCAGATGGGGATTTCCAGGTTTGCACTGTACCAGAAAATCAGAAATGATGCCGATTTCCGTGTTCCTGAGGTTGTCAAACTTTGCGAACTGCTGAACATCACTGACATGGCAGAGAGAGAAGCTATTTTTTTTGCTCACTAAGGAGATTCAAAATCAACATTAGAAAGGAGAGAAATGACCAAAGATGGAATCTCCGAACTCATCTTCGGGGAAAGGGAAGTGACTAATCTTAAAGGATTGCTCCGCAAGGGGCATCTGGAGAACAAGTACTATTCGTACATGCGCTACCGACAGCATCCAGACAGGATGCCACTTATCAGTTTCGCCACAATGTGCAAGCTGAGAAATCTGACGGACGAGGATATCTTAAAGACCGTCAAATCGTTTTATCAAGGGGAGTAACAAATGATAAGGGAAGTTAACAGGGGAGAGGGCATCACTCAGTTAATTGAGTGGCCGGAGCAGATGGAAGTGAAGCGGATCCATGTCAGACGGAAGCGCAAGGTCAAAGAGAGTCCGCTGGATGACATCCTGTTTATCCTGTCCATCATCCTGTTCACGGCTGTTTTTATCTTTGCCGTTCCGCTGGTTCAGTGGTCAGAGCTGGCCTTCCTGTCTCTGCTGGTATCTGCGTTTGCTTGCACCATTGCCATCAGCTACCGGGCGGGCAAAAAAAGAGGACGCTGATCGTGCCCTGATCAACGCCCAAGTTAAATTTTCAGGTGAGCTTTCGCTCATCTCCATTTTAAGCCAGAAAGGAGATTAAAACAATGGCTAAATACGATAACAACTACATCGAGAAACTGAACAGACAGCTTGCAGAGGCTCACACCAGACTGGAGATCCTCACAGAGTACGTCTCTGGCAAGGATATGTATGTGGACGCTCGGATCGTCCGTTTGATTCTGGGTATGCCGGAGCCTGTGGAAGAGAAGGAGGACAATGACACCACTGGATTATAACATCATCGGAACCGGCTCATCCGGGAATGCAGTCCGGATTGAAAACATCATGTTCGACTGTGGCGTTCCCTTCTCGCATATGCGTGAGGATCTGTACAAGGTTGACACCTTGCTTATAACTCACTCGCACAGCGATCATATAAAGCCGTCTACATTCGACCGGATCCGGTCGGAGTTCCCATTGATAAAGATTTATGCAAATGCCGATGTTGCTTACCAGTACGACGTAGACAAGGTCATCGGAACGGCTGCCTTTAAGCTGAAGGGCAGGAGAGTGGTCATTCCCTTCGATGGTGTACACGATGTCCCGGTCACCGGTTACATCGTCAAGATGAAGGGACTGAACATCCTGTACATGACCGACACGGCAAGAGTTAAACCGCCGATCGAGATCCCGCTGGACTATGTTTTTCTGGAAAGCAACTTCGACGAACGGAAACTAAAGGAAGAATCTAAACGGTACAAGAGACACGGCTACGATCCGTATCTGTCTGTGACCAGGCATCTGTCAACGCAAAAGTGCAAGGAGTTCTATTTTCTGAACCGGCGGTCAAAGGACAGCGTACTGATCGAGCTGCACCAATCTAAGAGGTTTTATTAATGAATGAATTATTAGAAATAGTCGAGAAACAAAATGACGTGACCTATGAGATCCCGAAGGTCGATTTCCCGGCCTACGAGGAATACAAGCAGAAGGCTCAGATGATCGCTGACTACATCAGCCAGATGGAAGTGGATCCGGACAACATCAAGGATACAAAGCAGACCCTTGCAAAGGCCAGGAAGCTGACCGACAGACTCAGCCGGATCCGGATCGACATGAAAAAGGAGATCCTCCAGAACTACACCCTGTTCGAATCCCAGGTAAATGAGATCGTTGGCATCGTCGGCGACGCCGACAGGGAACTGCGGGCAAAGGTCAAGGCTCTGGAGGAAGCAGAGCGGGAAGAGAAAGAGCAGGAGATCTTCAACATCTGGCAGAAGAGAGTCGCTCCGTACCCGATCATCGAGGCCAGTATGCCGGATGCTTTTGAACGGTGGATGTCCCCGAAGTATCTGAACAAGACCGCCACGATGAAGGCCGTCGAGAAGGATATGACGGAATGGATCCAGAACACCTATAACGACATGCAGACCGCTCTGGGGATGGGTAAGGAATATCTGGTCGCTTACGGATGGAAGGGCAATCTTGCGGAAGCCATCGAAGCGGTCAAGACCCAGAAGGAGACAGAGGACCGGCTGAACAATCTGGTAGATGACGACGAAGCAAAAGAGACATTCATCGTCTACGGGAAAAAAGACATCGACCTTACAAAAATGCTGCTGAACGATCACAACATCAATTACATCTTACTTTGAAAGGAAATTAATCATGGAAATCAGAAAAAATCTTGAACTTGTAGCTGTAGATTATGAGAGCAACGGCAAAAAGGCTGTCATGACCTTCCTCGACGCTGAGAGAAGACAGGTCCGGGTGGTCAACTTCAACAGACAGTCTTTCCGGGACGGCAAGTATGTCGATGATCCCGACAAGGCCGAAAAAGTAGACCAGTGGTGTGCAGACTATTTCAAGTGCGGTTTTGCAGAGCTTGGTGAGCAGATTGGTGTCAAGCTCGACGTTTACTGCTACGACCGCTTCAATTCCCTCTGGGAGATCGAACAGATTGCAAAGTTCACTGCAGACATGGTCGGACAGATCTACCAGACAGAGGTGAAGGACATCACTGTGGACGATTACTTCATCAAGATCCATTACGACATCGAGGGCAAGACCTACGAAAGCAAAATGTCCTACGGCATCTTCATGCAGGGGACCAGAGAATGGTATCAGGACCCGGTCAAGAAGGAATCTCAGTATAAAAAGTTCGAAGAGAAATTCCACGTACCTGTGGAGCGGAAGGACGAGCTGGTCGGGCATCCGCTCATGGTAGAGGTTAAGACAGCGTTCGGATCCAACTATTACGGAGACATCAAAAAATTCCCGACAAGGAAGTGAGCCTATGGAGAACCTGCTTTTTTACGATATCGAGGTAACAAGGTATGACGCGCTAGTCGTGTTCATGGATATCGACAAAAACGAGGTGGCACATTTCTGGAATAACCGGGACAGAAAAGACATTGACGAGCCGTCGGGATTCGAAAGGATCCCGGCACTCATCGAGGACAAGATTCTGGTCGGGTACAACAATTATTTTTACGATGACAACATTCTGACCTGGATGATGAACGGAGTGCTTTCAATGCCTCAGTATCTGAAGGCTCAGAACGACCAGATCATCCAGGGCGGTGGATATGGCGGGAAAATAAGCCCGCTGATCCATTCTCTGGATACCATGCAGCAGATCGATGTCTCGCATCCGTCACTGAAGCAGATCGAAGGCAACATGGGCATATCCATCGTGGAATCATCTGTCGACTTCGACATAGGCCGACCACTGACGGATGCCGAACGACAGGAAATGCTGGAGTACTGCCGACACGACGTAGCTGCTACTGTCGATATCTATAAATTAAGAAAGAAATCCTATTTTGAAGCCAAACAGGGTCTGTGTGACATGCTGGCAGATGCTCCTGACAACGCATACCGATGGAACACCACCACACTGGCGGCCAATATCCTGCTGAATGGAGACAAGAGGCTGGTGCAGTGGGAAGGGATCTCCAAGAAGGTAAAGGAAAAGTACTGGCGAAAAGTCGACGGCATTCCGTCAGAAGTCTGGGACATGTGGGAAGACTCCACAAGCCCGGAGTCCGTCATGGGCAAGGGTAAGAGCAAGACGATCAAAGCGTATGGCTGCACCTTTGTCTTCGGAATGGGCGGTCTTCACGGAGCACCGTCCAAGCCCATCCGCTGTGGAAGGGTGAAGCATAAGGACGTCGCTTCCATGTATCCGTCTTCTGTCGTCCAGCTTGGAGTTCTGGGGAACAGCACAGACAAGTACGATCAGATGCGGAAGGAAAGGATCAGTATAAAGCATACAGACCCTGTGAAGGCAGCGGCTCTGAAGTTGATTCTGAATTCCGTTTACGGAAATCTGAAGAACCGTTATTCCGCTCTGTATAATCCGATGGCTTCTGCAACAGTCTGCATCTACGGCCAGATTGCTCTGTTCTCCCTTTGCAGGGAGCTGGACAAGGCCGGATACAAAATCATCAATATAAATACCGATGGCGTGGTCTATATCGAAGATCCGAAGCTGCAGGACAGAGATGAACAGGTACAGGTCTGGTGGGAAGAAGAATTCCCCGGTTTCAAGCTGGAGACAGACTACTTCACACAATGGATCCAGAAGGACGTAAACAACTACATTGCCGTCGAGGAAGATGGGAAGATCACCGTCAAGGGCGGGGACGTCAATAAGTACCAGACGAACAAGTTCTTTTCCAATAACAGCACCCGGATCATCCAGATCGCAATGGTCGAATACCTGGTGCATGGTACAGATCCCTTTGATACCTTTGCCGAACACATGAAGGATCCCATGCTCTGGCAGTACGTTTTGAAAGCCGGTAGCACATTCCTCGGAGTCCAAAACTCAGACGGCGAATGGCAGAACAAGGTCAACCGGGTATTTGCTGCAGCTGACGGCGTTCCTTACACGAAGCTGTACAAGATCCGGAAGGACGGTGCGCAGGTCAATTTCCCGGACGTTCCGGAAAGAATGTTCCTCTGGAATGAAGACGTGAACGATATCCCAGACTTCCGGGCAGTGGTCGATCAGGGTTATTACTACAACCTTGTGAAGGAAAAACTGAAAGGATGGCCTGCCTATGTTCATTGAATATCGAGACGGTGAGAAGCACGCCGGATCTGGAGCTGCTAAGTCCGAAGCAATGGACAGCTTCCAAGACTGCGGTCTGCTTCTTGCCAGTGATGATCTTGTCATAGACATCGACCATCTGCCGAAGGAATCCATCAAGGCAATGATCCGGGACTTCGGACTGGTGACCAGAACCGTCTGGACGGACAGAGGTGCACATCTCTGGTTTAAACGCCCTCAATGGCTGACAAAGCGGAAGGACGGCATCTGCCGACTGGGTTTCGAGATAGAGCAGCATAACCGCTCATCTAATCCCAACGGGATGACCGTGAAGCGGAACGGAGTTGCCCGCCAGATCGACAACATGGATAAGCAGATGTATCTGCCAGCTATCTTCAAGGTAGACACCAAAAACAAGTACAACAACCTCACCGGAATGGACGAGGGAGATGGACGGAACAAAGCACTGTTTTCTCACAGGATGGCCTTGATGAAAAACAACGTCCCCGACATCGACAAGATCTGTTCCTTCATAAATTACAACGTCTTCTCCACACCTCTGCCACCGGCAGAGATGGAGGGGATCATGCGGGACGTAGAGCCGGACGAAGGTGAGAACCAGCAGTCGACCATCGCCACGATGATCATGGAGGAATGCCTGACGACAATCTATTCCGGGATGACATGGTGGTACAGGAACGGTGAATACCTTGCAGACGAAGGAGACCAGAACCTCATCCGGAGAGTATACGCAGCCTGTGAAGGTGAAAAGACTTCGTTCGTGGATGAGGTCATCAAACAGATCAAATACAGGTCTCCAATGGTTCCGGCTGATACAGTATTCCCGATCCGCTTCCGGAACGGGATCCTGCGAAAGGGCGAGTTCATCCAGATAAAGGACTACAGGGACTTCACTCCCTACTTTATCGACATCAACTATAAACCAGACGCCGAACCTGTCCCGATGGTGGACGAATACATCAACAACCTCACCAACGGAGACCCGACATATAAAGACCTTCTGATGGAGGTAATTGGATACGTAATGATCACTGATCCGGAGCGCATCCGCTCCCTGGGCAAATTCTTTATGTTCCGGGGAGACGGTGCCAACGGCAAAGGGACATTGCTCCAGATCATGAAGAAGATCTACAACGCCAAGAACTGCACGAACCTGTCAATTAAACAACTGACGGACGACCGGTTCAAGGTCACCATGATCGGCAAGCTGGCCAACCTGGGCGATGATATCGAGGCCGAAGCAATCGACAACGACCAGCTGAAGGTCTTGAAGAACATCAGCACTGCGGATACCGTCGCAACGCGACATATGTATGCAGAATCTGAATCAACGACATTCACGATTAAGCTGTATTTCACTACGAACTCAGACATATCGAGTTTTGAAAAAGGATATGCATATAAGCGCAGAATCGTATGGCTGCCAATGTTCAACAAGGTCGAGAAACCAGATCCCAGGTTCATATCCAAGCTGACCACAAACGAGGCTCTGGAGTACTGGATCCGGCTGATCGTGGAGGGTTACAAGAGGCTGTATCACAACATGGAATGGACAGAGTGCAAGGCGGTCGAGGAGTACAACGCACAGTACCATGAGAATAACAATGTCTGTGCACAGTTCGCCAAAGATCTCGACCCGGACACGGAAATCCTCGGCAAGACGGTGGAAGATATCAAAGCAGCCTTCCGGGAATGGGACACAGAAGATAAGACGTTCCGACCGAAACTGTTCAAAGAAGCTGTCTGGGATCTCTACAAGATCGGGCTGGGTGTGTCAAAGGTCGCAGGGAAGTCAAAGAAGGTTTTCATGAGACAATCCGAGACCCAGCAGAAGCTAGTTCATTGATTTTGGTAACTTTTGGTAACTTTTGGTAACCGGGAAAGTCCAGAAAATCCTTATATTTCAACACTTTCTTAAAAAAGGTTACCAAGTTACCAAGTTACCAGAGAAAACAATAATTTATAAAAAGAAGATTCTAACAACTTGCTGAAATTATTTATAAAAAGTCTTCGGCAAAAAATGGTAACCGTAACCGTCCCGGAAAGTGTTGAAAAATAAGGGTTTGCCGGTTACCGGGTTACCAAAAAGGAGGTCAATTTGGACGATTACATCATAAAACTCAGTAATGCAGACCACTTCCGGACAACGGAATGGAAAATGACCATAGACATCCGCACCCTGTCCGATCTGGCCGGGAAGAGGGTGGAAGACAAGTATAACGGCGGGACTTTTGTGGACATGCCGCTGCCAAGAGCAAAGAAGCTCCTGAAGCTGATCCGGGAGTATGGAACAGAGGAAGACTTCGGGAAGGTAGAGAGGAATTTGAAGAACAAGAAGTTGCTGCAATACTGGAGAGCTATAACCCTTGAAGACGAATGGGAGGTGCGGTCATGACGGATCGTTTTGGTAATGTGGTCAGACATTGCTGCGAGACTTGTTACTACCATTCTTATAACGTTTTCAGAGATCAGTACAATCCATGTTTCTGCGGGTGTGTGGATTCTGACCGTGATTGGTCTAACGTCAGTCCCGATGATACCTGTAAATACTGGAAATATAACGGTGATTACCAGGAGGACTTGTCGTTATGAGCGAAATAAAACATAAACGCCCGGAACGCTGGAAGCCGGTGACCAGGAATCCCCGGTACGAGGTGAGCACCTGGGGGAAGGTTTGGGACTCAGAAACGGCCAGAGAGGTGGGCTTCATTAACAATCACAGTAATACAAAATATTTCGGTTACTACATCAATGGTAAGAGGCATTTGCTCCCTGTCCGCAAGGCGATGTGGGAGACCTTTATCGGAAAGATCCCGGACGGCTATTATGTCCAGACAAAGGATGGTGTGACCAATCCCTTTGAGTTGGAAGATCTTGTACTGGTATCAAAGAGGGTTCTGGCACAGCAACGTGGTCACGGTCATCGGAAAGGGATCCTCCAGATCGGTGAGAATGGTGAGATTCTGAACGTATTCCCGACCGCAAAGGAAGCCGGTAACAAAATCGGCTATCACGTATCGACCGTGATCGGAAGGTGCAGAGGATACAAGCATTTTTCGCATGCATGTGCTGGCGGGTATGACTTCGCCTATGAGGACAGCAAGGTTAGCATCAATAGAGCACTGATCAGACTGGGGGTGGATCCGAAGACATGGAAGTATTAAAAGCGATAGCAGCACTGATATTGTTCGTTCCCGCGATGCTTATCCTGCTGCTGGCCTACTGTGGCCTGACTGTACTGGTTTTTGTTCTGGATCTATTGGGAGTGTTGATAGATGAGGAAGTATAGCATTAGGAGGTGGAAAAGGTGAAGCTGGCACATCTTACTGATGAAGAACTGTTTGAAATCTCATTGATGAAGACCAGAAAAGGGACAGCTACATCCGAGGCCAGAAGAGCGCAGCAGATCCTGTATACCAGAAACATAACGCACGGAGGTTTTGGAGTGGGAGCTGGTGCAGCTATTTCCAGTCACTTGGATCAGAACAGGAATATAGAAAGGAAGTGGAGAAAACAATGAACTGGACTAAGACCGGCAAAACAACAAAAGCAAACGGCGAATCAACCGTCTACTACATGTCCGACACCGGACGCTATCTGATCGAATCCCGCAAGCG